TCGATTTCTCCATTTAAGGGTATTCCCAAAATTTTAGCAAGATGATGCCGTATCCGGTAGCGACTAATCGCTTTGCGGTGTCGCAAATCTACTAATATGGGATGGTTAGATTTACGCCAGCGGATGGCTGACGGTACTACAGAATTACTCATGTAATCTCCTTTTTTTGGTGGTGGTAAAAAGCGCCCACTACGATAAGCATGACAAGAGAATCCTGTCAAGCTTTTTCTATCACAGATAGAAAAATATTTTTAGCTGTTTAGCTGGCATGAATTTTGTTAAAGACTTATATAAGTTTCTACAGCCCGAAACATAAATATATATTATGGCCTGTAGAGGTCAGCTAATTTTTTATGGAGGATTTTGCATGACGGATTTAGTGGCCACATCGACAGAAATTCAGTTGTCAGAAACAAGTTATTTGCCTCCTGTCCAGTATACCTATGCAGACTGGGTAGCAGATGGTCAGCGTTTTTCTCGCTTGGGGAAGTCTCTGCTTTGGTGGATAGGTGACTGGAGTTTGTATGGGATGGATGCTTTTGGTGAAGAATTTTATCAGGGCGTATCTGACAGTGGCTACGAGCCTGAGACGATTACGGATGCACAACGTGTATGTCAGGCATGGCCTCAAGAAAAGCGATGTGCCCACCTTAGCTATAATCACCATCGTGTGCTGGTAGCAGTCCCCGAAGACCAGCGTGATCGCTGGGTGGATGATGCAGTGGCTTATGGATGGTCTGTCAGAGACCTGCGGAAAGAGCTAAATAGGGTCAGACAACAGAAAGCAATGCTTGTACTGGCCCAAACAGACCAACAACAGATCATGCTGGCCACACCGCCGTATGGTGAAAATGGGATTAAAGATTTGCCGGACCTGCCTCTGGCAGATGATTCGATGTTGTTGTTGCAATGTTGGCCATCGCATGTCCAGCGTGGCGTAGAGCAATCAGTCGCACGGGGGTATAGGATTGTCACATCCCTTATAGGGCCCCGTATAGGCCCCCCTGAGCCCCGTCATGGGATATGGGCAACAGCAGAGGCGTCGATAGTGCTAATGGGCGTTAGGGGCGATCTGACGCCCCCTCTGGAGGACGAGCAGCCCAGTCAGTTTGTAGCGTCTTTATTTGATCTGGCAGAGCAACTGGATAGGGCGTACCCGACCTTGTCAAAGGGGGTCGCTTGGAGCGACCTGAATCATCCGGCGTTCAGCTATCTAACGCCGGATGATTCTCAGGTTGTGTGAGAGTTCCATGGAAACAGCCTTTTCAGGCCGTTTCCTGTTGGCGTGGTCGGGGGACGCCAGTTTGCCAGTTGGGGTTACCTCTTTTGCGCGACTTGACAAATTTGTGCAGAGCGATGAGGTCTTGACGGGTAAATTGTGTACGACCGCGTACGACCTTCCCAAGATTTAATTTTTTTGCTGTTTGTCGGACCCATCCATTGGAGCGGTTTAGGGCAAGGGCGATGTCTGTTGTGCCAAGAGTGGGGACTATGGTTGCCAGTGTTTCTTTGACGGTGGTCGTGGTCATTTGGTTCCTTTCATTAATTTTTTGTCCAGTTTAGATTCGATATCAATTTGTTGCTTGCAGGTACGCAATCTGTCAGCGGCTACATCTTGCCCATTATCTTCCATCCACTTGAGTAAGCGATTATAGAGACCTGCATACCCTTCGATTTTAATGCTCTGGTAGTTTACTACGTCTTCCAGTCGCGCCAGTTCTTTGGTTAATTTTGCCCGGTCGCTACTGTTGTTGCCGGATCGCCAGCCCTTGGTAGCCGGAGGGCCAGCTACCAAGGGTTTTCTCAGTTCAATTCTGGCCATATAGAAAGGCCGGAAGGATTTGAACAAGCAGTGTTATGCTGGCGATGACCAGCAGGTAGGTTGCCACACTGTCAAGTCGTTTCTTAGGAGCCACTCTGGCCTCCTCTCTGATTGCATCGTGCCAATTCAAGTGCGGCCTCTTCGGCCCGTTGGGTCCATAGCTCGTCCCATGACTCCCAGTACATGGCATTGCCGTCAGGGTCGGATTCTTGCAGATGGCGGTCGATAGCCGCCAGAACAGGATCATACATCAGTCATATTCCTCCACAAGATCGGTTACAATCAGTGTCGTCTGGACTCGACGGGCACCATCTTCATCGCTGACGAAATTCTCGAAGGTCAGGTGGAGTTCGTCCTCGCCTGCGTCCAAGATGATGTCTTTGTCGTTTGCGATCACGTCAGCGATCAGGTTGGAAACTTTGGCAACTTGATCTTTCATGCTTGGTTTCTTCATTCTATTTCTCCAATTTCAGTCTAAGGTGAATAGCATTTCGGCTTCAAAAATGTGTCGATTATTTAGGCCCAGAAGGACTTCTTTTTTATTGAAATCCCTGTCATGATCTTTGGCGGTTGAGTGTGTATAAACGCGCAGGCCATCGAAGAATGATCCTTTGCTTGCAGGGCTGGCACTGGCCGCGTCGAGACAATCTTGCCATGTAGGATTGGTAATGCGGTTAGATGCGTAGTCATGATCTGTAAAAATTACGTCATATGTTGTGCCGTCTGGATCATAATTGATTCTGCCTTTTTGATCGTGGTATAATCCAGATATATTGCTCAGGGTCAATCCCGTCTTAATGGGGGTACGATATGTGCAACGAGAGTGGATTATAGACTTGATAATTCCGCGCAGGTCTGAGCATAAGATCGCCTGCCCATCGGGTCGTTTTGGGTGATTGAAATCGTAGAGACCTTGAGTCCCATACAGGGATAGATCAATGCGCTCGTCCAACTTGCAAGCCTTTTCGGCGATTGGGTGATAGAGATCGGCCTGCGCAGGCCAGTATACGACATTGTCTACACTGGCAAGTCCGGCAGTCCTTTTGTGGGCGACAATCTTTTTGCCTCGTCTTTTCAGTGGTCTGTTGTTTAAGTTGAACATTTTTACCCCCTTTTTTGTGGATTATTTCTTTTCTTATCGCTGTTCCCAAGTCTCTTGCAATTTCTTCCGCGCCTTGGCTTCGTGTTCATCTACGTCAGCAAATGTTTCGAGGCCGGAGCGGATGTGGCTTTCAACTTTTGAGATTAGTTGAGTGCGGATGCGCTTGTGAGTGTTTATTAGGAGTTGATTGAATTCATAGCTGAATTGGTGTACGAATCGAGAGTTGCCACACGTCTTGCAGGTGTGCTGGGGGCCGATGTTGATTGTGGTTCTCATTTCCTCGATTAAATCGTGTGCTTCGGTCAGCATTTGGTGTGCGAGCTTAAGCTTCATTATGTCCTCCTTTTCACGGGCTTGCCGGTTGTATAATTGAAATCGTCCATATCTTTCTTCTTTCCTAACCCTTTTTTGAGGTCGCAATAAAGGTTGTGACAATCTTTGATACTGCGATAGGGCGTTATGACAACAATGACGTTGTCGCTGTAAAAATCTCTCACTTTTATTCGCTTGCCGGTTTCAAAGTCAATGTAATATCGGTATACTGTGCCAGTGTCTTCATCGGTGTCTGAGAGGACATACTGGTCTCTCGCTTTTTTTATTGCGGCAATTCGATGTCCTCCATCTACTGCAAGCAGATAGGAGAAGTTGTGAATATTGAGCTGGCCTGTCTCCCCATTGTCTGGTATAGGCTGAAACTCGCAATAGGAGGTGTCCTCTTCTTTGAGCAAAGTTGGGGGCAGTGGAATGGGGACGGCGAATAAAGCAGGGAAGAATTTGTCAGGCTGGATGATGTAATCGGCCATTCGCCTGACGGAGTTTCTATTCAGCCTGAGTACGGTTTTATCGACGCTCCCTTTCATGACGTCATCGCATTGCGGTTGGTCAGGCGATTTCATGATGTTGCTCAGTTCAATGAGATTGATAGCTGTATTGTAAAATTCACGTCCGTTCATTTCTCCCCTTATAGCTGGGAAGTGTGCGATGTTTCGTTTTTTCATAAAAGACATGGTTTTATCCTGTTTTAGGGTGATTATTATTCTTCTTCTTCTTCTTCTTCCTCGAGTGGCCATGGAAGATTGTGAATGAGTATTTTAAGAGAGGGATGTTCTTTCTTGAGGCAAATATTGATACGTCTGATAAGATTTTGGCAAAGTGCTTCATCTCTATCTTTGTTACGCACCAAAAGATGGTCGAGCATGGAGTCTATCACCATGTTGGGATTTACTGAGCGGAGTATATGACCCATTAGCTCGTCCAAATCAACCTCTGCTTCTATTCCAATGTCCATTTTTTTCTCCTTGATTACATTGCCGTGACGCCATCGGTGACGTCACGGCTCGGTGGGATGGTTATTTGATTGCGCCAGCGGCTTCGAGCAGGTGCTTGTTTAGCTGGCGGCGGTATTTGTAGACCAGCTTCTGGCCATACACGGCTTGTTTCGGGGTCAGTGCTGGCAGTTGTGCCAGTTCGCCCCCAAAGCGAGCGTCGAACTTGGAGTATCCCATGCCATCCACGGCTTGTGCGCCATCGCAAAGGGCATGAAGCGTTTTGAGTCCCTGATGAATGGCTTTGACCATGGTAGCGTCCAGTGGTGTTGTCACGGCCATTGTGACCTCCTTTCGGGTGATAGAGACCGTGTCTTCGGGTGTGGGTATGGTGGGCAGTTTGGCATCTGCCTCAATGTCAATCTCATCGTCCAGTGCGCGGTCGATGATGGCCTGCTTGGCGATCAACTGCTTGGCGATCAGTTGATCCAGTGATCCTTCCAGTACCAAGTGTTGTACCAGCACAGAATCAGTCTGTCCGATCCGGTGTGCCCGATCCTCCGCTTGTGACAGGGATGCTGGGACCCAGTCTAACTCTGCAAAGATCACATGACTGCTGGCGGTGAGGGTGATCCCTACTCCAGCCGCCCTGATGTTACCGATGAAGACCTTGATCTCATCGTCGTTCTGGAAGGCATCAACGGCGTCTTGCCGGTCCTCCATCGAATCTGATCCGGTCAGGGATACCACACCAATGCCTCGATCACTGATGTCATCTTTGAGACTGGCGATCACGTCAAGGTGATGGGCGAAAACGATAACCTTGCCCCCATTATCAATGGCATCGGCTATGTGATCACTCACATAGCTGACTTTGGCCAGTGCAGTCTCATGACGAGTTCGAGCCATGTCAGCAAAGGCGATTGTGGTGCCTTCGCGCAATGCGGCAACGGCTTCGCCGTAGACTGTTGGATCGTCGGATACTTTGGCCTGCTCGACGGCAGTCCTCAGCATAGCGAGTTGCTCTTCGTGGCTGGTCCAAGATTGCTGTTCGGCGTCAATCGCCTTGCTGGCCCCATTGCTGGGCAGTTCGATGATCTGGCGGCGTTTGGCTGGCAGGTCGGTAAGCACATCGGCCTTCAGGCGACGTACCAAGAATCGGGTGCGTAATTTTTCTTGGAGTTCGTCAAGGTTAGCGGCCCCAGTAAAATCCCAGCCCCAGCCGTTGTGCTGGGCGTTGGCATATCGCTTTGCGTAGGACATGAAATTGTTGAATTCGGCAGGGGCGAGATAGTTGGCCAATCCCCAGAGTTCGATGGGCCGATTGACAATTGGCGTTCCCGTTAACAGGATGCGCCGCTTGGCTTTCAGTGGATTGGTCTTCCATTCTTTGGTTTTGTATCGCCAATCGCCAAAGACCTGCTTGGTGCGCTGGGCTTTTGGGTTTTTCAGATAATGGGCTTCGTCAGCGATCAGGATATCCCAGTTACGTTTGCGCAGGGCGACTGAGTGCTTGGTCAGGATATCGTAGTTGATAATGACGATATCGGTGCTGGGATAGTCCGATCCTTTAGCGATCCCGATGGTCAGGTCTTTGTTGACCAGCCATTTCTCCGCTTCGCGTTGCCAGTTGAGGCGTAGAGAGGCAGGTACGATGATCAGGATATTCGTGGCCTTGGGCGTAGAGTTGATAACGCCCAGTGCCTGTATTGTTTTCCCCAGTCCCATCTCATCACCGATCAGGACGGCATCCTTGCCCAGTGCATAGGCGATACCGGCCCGTTGGTAGGGCAGGTATTCGAGGCCATCAGGGGCAGGTATCTCGATATCAGATGTGGTTGCCGAAGACGATGCGAAAGCTTCTTTGCGGTTCTCATCAGCAGAGGCCAGCACGGCCTTAGTCTCTGTGTTGGCGTATGCGCTCAACTTGGCGGCGATCTTGATATCGGTCGTGGACCAGACTTTCTGGCTGGGGTTCCAGCGAAATCCAGCCGCTTTTGGGACGGCACGTTCGTCGTATGTGGTGCGGCATACGTAGGTGTGTCCAGTTAATATGAGTTCCATTTTACATCTCCTTTGGTGGTAAGGGGGACACAAATTTAATGCAAAGGGCATATAATTGTCAACTAATAATAATTGTCAACTAACAAAAGATGACTTCGCCAAACAGGGCAATTTCCATGAATGTATCGGCGGTGATCACGTCATCATTTTCATCGAGAAAATCTTTGGCATGTTGCTGGATTGCGGCATTATCGGACAACAGAAACTTGTTCAGCCCTGCCAAAACGGCGTCTTTGTCGAGCGTGTATTCCACACCTGCACCATCTTCTATTTCGTCGTCGATGACGACCAGTAGCGACCCTCCGTTCAGGGGGATGTCGCTGGCGTATTCTTGATCGCTTGGATCGCTAATGCGCCAGATGCCTGAGATCCATGGGGTTCCAGATTCAAGGGCAGTGCTGATGAGATCGGACACCTTCTTGGCAGATGGGCTGTTTGGGATGCTGGCCTGTTCGATGAATGCTTTTATGTCATGGGAGTTCATGAGAGCCTCTTTTTGGGTTAGGATTTTTTTGAAAAAAGAGCAGGGACCAGTGAATGCAAAAAATTTAGCAGTCTACGTGCAGTTAAAACAACATCTTATCATCAATCTGTAAATTCACTGGTCCCTGCTGGCACTTCCGATCATTCTTCGTTGCGAGCAAGATCTGCTTTCAAGTCACAAATGTCATGGAGGGCTTGTGTTATGGAGTCTGCGATCCAATCGCCTCTATCGGCGAAGCGTCTTTGTGCGTCCTCATATGGTTCGTCGAGTTCCCATACCATACCATCATCGGCAAAGATGACCAATGTTCCTTTGCCGCCCCTGATGGGCGAGATCGCCATTACGTGATCCGTGTTGACGGCAACCTCTTTGCCTGAGTGTTTGAGGTTTGTTACGAATGCCATTTGGGTTCCTTTCTGGTTATTGCCGATCCCTTATTGGACGGGCAGGTGGAGGTATTTGCGGTGGTTGTTGCTGGGGTGACATCGGTGTCGGAATTCGTGCTTGAGAATGCCGTCAGTTTTCCATGTCCCCATGTATTGCCATGCCTCGTGTTGATTATACGCTACTGGATCTTCGCCAGTGGTAATCAGGGCCTCAAATGCCTGTTCGCGTTGCCAGTGCATGTCGTCCAAAGGAATGGCTGTATTGTCCCGACTAAGGCTTTTCATGATCATTTTTCCTTCGGTGCTGTTTCGGGAAGTAAAAAATACATATCGTCTTTGGTTTTTCTTAAAAGGTTTTGGGCCGTGTTGCAATCTTCAACTCGTCTTCGGTCTTTGCTCGTGTCGTATTTGAAGAAGCGGCGCATTGCCTTGGCGTGTTCAGACGCTATGTACTCGGCCACAATTTCGACCCATCCAATCGTGTCGTACTGGTTGGCCCATTGTATCTTTTTGGCAATCTCCATTCGCAAAACAGGAGATATGTCAGCGGTGACTAATGCGCAATAAAATTTCTTGCCGTGTTGTGCGATTTCGATCTCTTCTTCTGTTATGTCCGTTGCGATCCAGTTGAATGTCCTTGTTGTTTTTGGCATGATTGGCTCTCCTTGTCTTTATAATTCTATGTGGATAATGTTGGTGACGATGAGTGTGGTTTGGATGTGTTGTCCGTCTGGACCTCGATGCCGGTAGATGATGCGAATCTCGTCGTCACCGGCCTCAATCTCATAAGTCCAGCCACTGTCGAACCACGATTCGGGCGTGTCCAATGGTATGCTATCGGCCTGTAATTTTCGGACCATATCGACCTGTTCCTTCATGCGATACATTTCTTTGCCTCCTTTTCGACCAGTTCATGCGTTTCCAGCAGGTCAGCCATTTTATCGGTTTTGTTGGCCAGATCATTGAGTTGCTCTGTAACCATGGCGATGGCCTCTGCATCGGATTTGGGGTTTGTCAGGATGTGGATGAACACCGGAATGAATGGAGACCAGCGGACGGGGATGGATATTGTCTTTGGCATGATATGTGGTCCTTTTCTTTAGACGATAGAATTATTGATGATGACAGCGGAAATTTCGGTGTGTAATTCTTTGAGGTGACAGAGGTCCTCGTAGGTCACGATGATTTGATACTGATCATCTTCGATGACTTCGGACGTGAGTCCGGAATCAGTGTCGAGGATTTGTCTCAATGTAACAGTCCCTTTGGGTGAAAATCTGTCTTTGCACATGGTGGTGTCCTCCCTTTTAAGCGTCAGTTTTGAGCCGCTTGAGCCGATTGTTGATCCAAATGTTTGGCCAGTATTCTTTGCCGTCATTATTTTCAGCGACTGGCGATCCGTTGATTTTCAGCGTCCCTTCAAAGTTTTTGATCATCCGCGTGACATACCTCAATGAGGCATGGGCATGATCCCATGGTCCGATTGGATCATCGCTTGTTTTTGGGTTTTGTGTAAAACCCATCTCTTCGGCCTCTTGCATTCGACCGTCGATTTGAGATTTGATTTTGCGTAGACCATGGAGATGTGACAATATCGACAATTCGATTCTGAGAATTTCGGTGACCTCCTCCTGAAGAAAAAACTTTGGATACATTTCTTTGATTTGGTCAAAAGGAAATTTGCACATGATGGACTCCTTTCCCCCGTGACGTCTCCGTGACGTCACGGGGCGGTGGATGGTGGATGATGGGTGTGTTTAGCTTATGGTTTCCTTCCAGCGTTGTTCCATTTCTTCTACGGCTAAGTTTTCGTCAGCCTTCATGGTGTCTCCTTTTCTGGTGGTTAGAGAGTTGTGTATAGTCCAGTGTATCTCTCGATCACATCGTGCATCATATCGACGTATACATTGTCTATGCATTCGAGCGCATTGTAGCCGCCCTTGGCGACTCGAGCGAACGTGATTGTGTAGGTATCATTGGGGTCCAATGATATCTCAATGCGATTCGCGTTGGAACTGTTTTTGCCGATACGGAATCGCAATCCATTGTCTGTGGCAACATAATCTTTAGCTCCGACCATGGCCGTAAACAGACGGCGTATATGCAATTGCTCAAAGATCATTTTTGCGATGGGGTGCTTGTCCATAGTGTTCTCCTTTTCTGGTGGGTGAGGTAAGCGTTACCCCCATTGCCCTTGCGGTCACCCAGTGACATTTGTCAGGTTCCTACGGGCAATGGGGGTGCTGTCTATCTGACAGCCGATGCAGATAGACAGCAACCACTGGGAATTCCGACCCAGTGGTTATGTGACGTTGAATCTGACCTTGGCAGAGGCGACATTATGCCTTTCGATTCGGGCAAGGTCTTCTTTTGTTGGAGGGCCTTCTGGAGGGCCGATGTCTGTGTGGCCCCAGACGATGACAAATCGCTGGTCGAGCAATCGCCATGACCGTTCTAAGCTGGCCCGGTCGCCCGTGGAGACAACCTCAGTCCATTTGCCGTGACCTCCTCCCATATCGGTCCAGCAGTAGATGGTGTTGTATGCCATGATGTGCTCCTTATGAGTTAACTGCCATGCATCGGCAATGGTGGTTGCTGTAATAGCCTTGCGTATAGTCTATGACGAGTTTCTTTTCGGCGTCTGGACATTGGTCGTGTCCGGCCTTGCATTTGTAGCAGTAGGGGTGACTTTTGGCGTGGACCCAGTGAGTGGCACAATTACATTCCCAGTGACTATCGGTCGTTTCCATGACTTTGTCAGGCTCAGGGGTGATCCTCCCATTAAAGTAGACGTTGTCCCAGATTTTGCTTGCTCTGGTCAGTAGCGGAATGATGGCTTCAAATGTGGCGATCTGGTCCTCTAATGTTTTGTAGGGGCTATCGGGCCTGCGCATGTCGTTGGATGTGAGATCTCTAAAGTTTTTGGCCACGCTGACTTGCATCCATTCAAGCAAATCTGTCATTTCCTCGACGATCTCCCCAAAACAGCCGCCCCACGCACTATTGCTGTCGTAGTAGTTGCTGGCTGACTTGCAGATCAGCCGAGTGGTCAGGTCCGCATAGTCTATCAGGAGATTGCTCTTTTCCGTCATGAGCTTTGACGGCTCATCGCTGGTGCCCCATGTGTTCCAGTCATGCTGGTCAATATCGTCCATCATTTTGGCTAATCGCCTGCGCATTATGGGGAAGTGTATTTTTGCCATGATCGTGTTAGCTTCCTTTCTGGTAGTGAGCTACTCAGCTCACTACCGTTAAGATTTAGTTCTACTTGCTGTATTTTTTAATGAATTCTTCCAATTCTTTTACTTCTTCTTGCGCTTCTTTTTGTGCCTCTAACCCTCGTTCCCCTAACAACATTTTTTCACAGTCCCAACCTTTGTTTCCACTGTACTTTCGCAATGTGAATTCAGCTTCTTCGACAAGGCGTTGGTCTGTAAAATCCGATGTTTCGTTGTATTTTTCTTCGGTTGCTATTAGTCCGTCTAATTCCCACGATAGCTCATATAGGTTTTCGGCGTCTATTACGATTTGTCTTTTTTTGTGGTCTGGTGTTGTGGGGGCAGGCGATTTATACACGCCCTTGCGAATGTTCATGATGCTCTCCTTTTCAGAGGGTCCAGTTGCTGGTGTCATCTTCAATTTGGACGACTTCATTTGTGAGCGAATCTCTAACGTCTCTAAGACTCAGATTAGCTTGAAATGTGTGCCCGATCTGATCCTCGACGGCCACATATTGATTGAGCAATTCCGGATTGGCACGACCGGCGATCTGCAACGCTTTTTTGGGAGCGAAAATACAGAACACACAACTCAATCGGCCCATGCCCAGATCGTATGCCTCATGATGTGGGACACCGGTGGATCTGATCCTTGACCATACGGTCTGGTCGGTCCATTTATGGATCGGCAACCAGTTGTAGACGGTGCGTTTTGTTTTGTTACTGGCTAATGTGTTGATCTCCCATACTGGCCGTTTTGCCCGTGCCGGTGATTCCTCTGCCCGAAACCCCAAGCAGTTGAGGATTTTGATTTTCCTCTTAAGGCCAGAGGCATTTAGCTCTCTGACCAGCATTGTGTAGACTCGATGGATCGGTGCGCGTTTATGGTCTGACGTGCACCATCGCTGACTGCTGGATGGCCATTTGCCCCGTTCGCAAGCTTGTTCAAGCAGGTCTCGTTTTTCGTTCTTGACGACGATGGTTCGCAGTCCATAATGCTCTGCTTGACGGTGGACCAGATCTTTAACTCCGGCCCATTCTGCGCGGCCCAGATCTGCGTGGACAACAACTAATTTGTGACGACTGACATGTTGGCGATCAGCCAGTTGGACGACTTCGTCCAGCATCACTTGCGAGTCCTTGCCGCCAGATGAATTGATTACGACAATGTCAAATTTTCTAAGATTTGGTGTCTGCATCTTGGTGCTCCTTATAATGATTGAACGTGCGCTTGTAGCCCTCTCCGTTCAGGTGGTGATCTTTTGGTGGTGGTTGGTGGTTACTACGGTATGTCTCTGTGATATAGCCCCAGAGCTATCGACGCCCTATTCAGGACTGTCACCCCCAGACTTCCACAACTCTCAAATGCGTCAGTGTAAATACATTCGATAGCGAGCCATGATAGGCGGTGACAGCTCTTTTCGCCTTGCTGGCCAGATCCCCACGATGGCTGTTTGAGCGCTCAGTGCCGTGCTTGGTGCGAGCGCTATCGGGGCGGTGCTACTGGGCGGTTCCTGTATCCGCGCCTCTCATTTTCAACTCAACTACAACATCAACAACAAGGATAATGATATGCATGGTTAATTGTTTTGTCAACTATTTCTTTTTTAGCCCCAAAAGGGGTCCAAGAAAAAGGCCCTTGCCAAACTCTCTCATCATAGTAAACTCCCCATGAAAAAGGAGATTTTATATGCCCAGAAAAGCCGCCCCCACATTGACCCCTGCAATGCTACCGCCAGACGTGCGCGAGTATGTGCCGGACGATCTTGACGACCGTGATCTGCCGCTATGGTATGCGGCCTTTGAAACGGGGCGACATGCCGCTCATGCCGCTACTGAGGCCGTGACGTCACGGCCAAGGCCAAAGCCTGAACGAGTTAGGATTGATCCCCAACTGCCGCCGCCCACGGAACCAGTCCCTGCTAATC